TTATGTCGTTTGTTCCGCCGGCATCGCTCTCAAGTAAATGGTCGGCCTCGGTTGCTCGCGCTATTCCGCACCAATGGCATGGCGGGTCATCGGCTAGGAGCTTGGCTCTGTTGCGCTTGAACTCGCTGGTGGCTCGTTGTTTGCCGTTGTGTGTTGTTGTCATGTTGGTGGTTCTTTCTCACGCGCTATCGCTTGTGCTAACGCGCCACTTGCGTGGCTTGTTGTCTGGCTTGTAGTCAGGTCTCGGGCAGTACGTCCCCCCGCGGTTCGAGTATGTCTCTCTGGTCGCCGGCTGTTTAATACTTGTGGACGGTCACCATTCACATTTCTGCCGTTTGGACGCTGCACGTCTGCTCTTAGGCATGACGCTCTACCCACGTTCCCGTGTGTTACGCCGGCATAGTGCAAACCCATACGCGGCCATGAGTGCTGGCTGGGTTTCTCAATTCCCCGACTTAGCCCAGCGAGACGCACCGGGTACCAGCATTATTAAGTTGTACGTTCATGGTTAATCGTCTGGCTGTGTTGCCAGTTCCTCGATGATTGCGTCGGCTTGTAGGTCAGCAAGTTGGCTAAACAATGCGCGCAGCTCTAAACGGTCTGCTTCAGTTAAACGGCTCATTGATAATCGGGCCTTTCCCATTCGGTAACTTGTGCGGTGTAGATAGTTGGGTGCGGTAAGAGTGACATGTCGTTAAGCATGTCGTGGTGTAGGCGTATTGTGCCATGTTCTTGAGCGCCGAGTTGTTGTATTTCGTAACCAGTTGCCCAACCGTGGATTAGTACCCGGCTTTTATATACCTGCGCAAGAATGTAAATGTGGTTTAGGTCATCGTTTGGGCGTGCAGCAAGTTTGGGGCTGGTGTGTTCCGTCGAGCGCACCTGATAGTTAAGCACGTCAAAACCGCCACGGTCGGCTTCTAGGTCTTGCCAATGCTCACCCAATGACTTGGCTACGGCATACTCACCGATAACGCCAGTAATGTTGGACTGCCACCAGTTTTGTGCGCTGTACTTTGTGTTGTCTCTGGGTTTGCGGTCTTTTTGCATGGCGCGTATGTTTCGGCGCGCACCACTAACCGCGCAGTATTCCAGTTCTTCGTAGTCGAGCGTTACAAGTACCTTGCTCATATGTCACTAAGCCTTGCTATTACTGCGTCTAGGTCTTTTGGGTACCAGCAATAACACTCGTACTCTGCCTCTTGTAGGTAGCGTTGCCAACGCAGCTGCGCATCGGACTGCTTGTTACGGCCAGCCTTCAACTCTGCAAACACTAGGCCGCCAGTTGGGTGGCTCATCACAAGGTCGGGGAAACCTGCATCGCCTTGGAAATGTGTAGCCCAACGCTCGCCGACTTGTGCCGGCTTGGCATGGTAAACCAACCAGCCGCGCAGTTTCGCTACCGCGCACACTTGTTTGAGAAATGCGGCCTCGCTCATGCCGGCGTAGTTATTGCCCATCGGTCGCCATTTTCTGGGTGCAGTCTGGACAGAACACGGAACGCGCTATGCGTTCGTATTCGCTTGCTAGACGCTGGTAGTCGCCTTGTAGGTCAGTGAATTGGTTTATAACGATGTTGAGCTCACGGCGTAGGCTGTCGCGTTCTTGGCGTGAGTCGTGCAGCATGCTTGAATATGCCCACACGGCTTGCTCTGCCGGCATGTCGTCGTAGTTGCTCATTACTTAACCTTAGGTATTGGCTTAATTGCTAAGAACATGTCTTTAGCCTCTGAGTAGGTCATGGGTGCGGCTGGGTCAAAATCTAGCCCACGTTCCGCACACATTGTTGTAAGCATTTTTATTTGGTTTGGGGTTGCGCCGCCGGTGTTGCTGGTTTGGCTTGCTTCTGTTTGTTCGCGTGCTGTTAGTCGAGCGCTGCCTATTTCTTTAGACCGTGGGCCGTCCAGTGTTGGGGTTGGTCGCGCAATGCTTACTACCTTGGTGCGGTCGGTGTCTTCGGCTGCTTGCTGGCGGCCTAAAACCTCGTTGCTACTGGCGATGGACTTGTCTATGCCGAAACCCATGTAGCCCAAAGCTCGGCCTAGCGCGCTTGTCGCGCCGTTGGCTTGCTCCGACAATTTAGTAAAAGTCGTGCGTCCCGGGTATGGCTCAAACATGTAAGCGGTTACGGGTATTGGGTCGTCGGGGTCACGGCTCACGGTGACCGAGCACTCAATGAATAACTGGTCGCCTACTTGGGTTATTTCTGGTCGGTGCTCGACGATGCGCAGCTGCGGGAAAACCTTTAAGGCTTGTTTAAGACGTGTTTTTACGTCTACATATTCGGAAAGGTCAAAAGCCATTACTCGTACCTTCCGCTTTCGTCATAGTTCTGTATCCAGTCGGCGGCCCACAAGGTAACCAGCGTAAATACTGTCATGACACCAACAAATGCAAAAATGCCTGCAATAGTTCTCACTTGGAACCTCGCAATGCGTTGTCTATCGCAATAAGTAGTTGGTCGGTTTCGCCACCAAGTTGCGTATGGCCTAAGTCGTGTAGTTCCTGCACAATGTCGTCTAGACGGTCAATAATGCTCTGCTGTTTAGGCTCAAGACTGCTCGGGTGTTCTAGCCGGCCAATGGCTTGGCGTAGGTCTTCGCAGAGTTTCGGGTCGTCCATTGCGTAGCTGTAAGCGTGTGCGCGCAGGTTACGGATTAGCACGTCGGTTGCTTTGGGTCGAGTGTTTGCCCACAAGTTGGCTAGTGCTTGGTCTAAGTGGTCAGTCGGGTTTACCATTTTGTTGTCCTTTTTCTAGTCGGGGTGAAAATAACTAACGGGTGTACGGTACCACAATTTTTGGCGCGCTGTTGCCTTTCCATGGTGCCCAGCCGTGACGCTTGAAAAGCGCTAAAGCGGCTTTAAGGTTTTTGCGGGGTGACCATAGTTCGGTCATGGCTTTACGCACAATGCCAGACTCGACAAGAAACCGTTTGTTACTGCCGTTTAATTGCATGAGACCGTACGAGCCGGTGTACGGGTCGCGCTGGTTCCAAGCACGGGCAAAGCCTTTAGACTCGCGTTTACATATCTGCATGAGCCGTGGTATTTCACGCTTAGCCCAACCAACCTCTAAAGCTAGAGCGGTGAAGCGCAGGCAGTCGGGTTCGGTTGCTGCTTTTGTTTGTGTAGCCGGCACCAAGAGTGCAGCTGCGGCGAGTACGCCAAGTAGTCGTTTCATGGGTTCTACCTTCCGTCGGGATAAGTGAAAACCTTACTTGCGTTTTGGCGGTTTGGCGCGCCTTTTGGCTGTAAGCCTTATGGTGTAACGGTTTCCGTGGGTGGTGCCCAGACGTTGCCGAGTACGTATTCCCAGTGCCATGACTCGAAGCCGGGTTTGGCGGGGTCGCCTGTGCCGATGTACCAGCCGAAACGGTTAGCGTTTTTGGTTAGCCATGTAAAGGTTTTGCCGGTTGCGTTGGCGAAATCTACGGCTAGTCCCCAACCGTGGTTAGAGCCTTTTACGCCTGTTGGGTCGGGTGCCGCGCATGGTGCAAAACCTTTTTTTAGGTACCACGTTTTGCCGTCAAAAGTGCGGGTTATGCCTCTGGTGTCGTCGGTTGGTTTCGGGCTGTAACGCTGCATAAACGCGTTGTATTGGACGCTGTACGGCCTGTAGGTGTCAACGGTAGACGTGGGCTTTAGTTCTACGCCAGCGGCCTTAGCTGCGTTCAACATGTGCTTATAACTGCGTACTGCGCATTTGTGTAGTTTGCCACCGGGTACGGGTGCTAGTAGCTCGTCGGGTAGTTGCCCGTTTTTGTGGCCGGCTAGGTCTTTTGGCAGTTTAATTTTTTGGGTCGGGTACATTAGTTTGACCAGTCCAGCACGCGCAAATCTTCGGTAGCGCTGGCGACCATGGCGTACACGGTTTCGCCGGCTGGTATGTACAGCTCAAATGGTACTGCGCCTTTTTCTGTGGCTGTGCCGTCGGTTGCGGTTACGTCTGAGCCGCCTAAGTACACAATGCCGTTACCAATGACGTGAAGGTATATGGCGCGGTAGTTGTTGCGTTTTGGCGCTATCGCTTGGGGTGTGGTGGTGATGGTGTACTTGGTGCTTTTCATGGGCGGTTAACAATGTCTGCGATGCGGTGCAATAGGTTTGCTACGGCTTGGCGCACTATTTTTAGCAAGCCTTTTTTGTCGTCGTCATTCATCTTGTTTGCCTTTCGGTTTGTCTTTAAGACCGTTAGCGCTGAGTAGCCCGGCTAGTGAGCCGGTAAGAAACAGTAGTAGCGGCTGAAGTGTTGCCCACGCGCTTTTGTCGTTGTCTGATACGTCGAGCGGTTGTGTGACGAATAGCAGGCCGTAAAGCAATGCCATGGTTGCGCCTACAAACGTGAGCGATAGCGCGCAGGCCACTACAAAAATAAGGCGCGCTTTTATTTGCTCGCTGGTCATGCGTTCATCGCGTCGCGGTGGCGGCAGTTTTATAGGCATTTATCCTGCACCAGTCGAGTGCTGCCAAGGCTGGCAGTGTCAACGGTAATTGTGGTTTCGGCGCGCAACGCCTTGTTTTTGGTGCGTACTTCTGGGCAGTTGACGCGCTCACGGTCGCCACAAGCGACAAGAATGCTGGCAAACAACACGGCCACAAACGCGCTACGCCACAACATCTGGCAACTCTAAAGCGTCTTCTGTCACGCGCAAATACTCGGCGTGTTCTTCTTCTGTCATTTCGCGTATTTCGTTGTCAATTTGAATGTTTGGTCGCGCCATTTATTATGCCTTTCGGTATCCGTAAACGTAAATTGTTCCGCCAGTAATTGTGCCGCTGGCCACCACCATAGTAAAAGCGGTGTAAGACGTTGTGTCGTTAAGAAAACCAGTCCCGTTAACGTTAAAACCTGAAGTTAAATAGTCCATTCCTAAATATTTAACTCCTGTCCTTTTTGACAAAAACGGGCCGTACAAATCGCACGCTAAATTATTTCCGTTAGTTGAAGCTCTGCCAATTGAATCAAAGTTTGCGCCAACACTTGTGCCACCGCCTGCTGGCGCCGTTGAAGTGTATTGGTTGAAAACGTAGGCGTAGTGGTAACCACTTGTTGTGCTGCCAAGTTGTAGGTTTATTGCGGCTGACGAAGTGTGACTACCGCCATCATAAATAATTTTGTAATTGTCAAAGTCTGTGCTGAATGCAGACGATACGGTCACGCTTGAAACGGCGCTACCAACGGTTTGCTGTTTAATATATACAAGCCCGCTGTTTGCTAGGTAGGTGTTTGTGTCCGATGCGGTCAACACTTCGCCAGTAGTGAAAGTTTTTATAGCCATAATTAGAAGCCTAATCTGTTGTAGTCGAGCCTGCCATAAAAGACGTCGTTAAGTCTTAAATAGGCGTTTGTGTCGCCGGCAGCTGTAAATAATGTTACGCGGGTTTGGTCGCCGGGTGTGGCACTAATTACCCATCCTTGCATTGTGACGTTGTAAACGTTGCCGCGGAAAATAATCCGTGTAACGTCCGTCCATTGTTGGGACAGCAAAATAATCAGTAAATTAAGGTTTATTTGGGTGTCGACACGGGCGCTAATTGACCGAATGGCGCTATCGGGGTCTAGGAAACGGTTTAGAGTGTAGTTTGCCAATTGGAATGCTTGGTCGTTTGTGTAATCGACGGTGTTTAGGACGTAGGTAGTGAACGGTGTTGTCCCGGTGTTGGCTGTCTGGTTAGCCAAGCCGGCTGGTTGTACGGTCACCTCGTTGTAGAAGTCTTCGGCGGCTGAACGGAACTCTAAGCGGTCGTAGTTGAATGCGTAGTCAACGTATGGGGGGGCTACGGTGCCGTCGTTAAACTCTGGCGGGGTGGCTGCGCCGCTGAACATTACGTCACGGCCGACAAAATCTAGGCTGCCTATCTCTAGTGTTGACGTGCTGCCGGTGGTGCTGCGTAATAGGCCTTGTTCGGTGTATACGAGCGTGTTAACAAAGTCGAGCGCGTTGCCGTTGAAGTTGGTTATAACGCTGTTGATGCTTGACGTAACGATGCTTCCCCAAGTGATAGGCAAACCGAGCCGGTCGGCTACGTCGTAATAAGTGTCGCCTACGTTTTGTTGTATAAAACTTTCGTTTGTTAATTGTGCGCGACCAAACGCAGCTTGTAAACCTTCGCAATAAATAGTTACAACGTCCATGCTTGGTGTTAGGCCGTAGTCTATTTTTACGTCGCTTATGGTGCCTTGGAACATGGGCCAGTAAACGTCTGTGGGGTTTGGCGGGCTGTAAACACCGTAGACGTACGCCAAAATGGGCATGCCGACTTGTGGGGTGTTTGTCCAGCCGTCGGGGTTGCGTGAT